AAAGCCAAAGTTATCAGTCATATCTTTAACACCGCCGTACAACATGCCCGGTATTGTGTAATTATACACCGCGCCAGCCACACCAGTTGGATCTATTCCAGATCCCAATGGAGTTGCACCAGATCCAGTTGATACTGTTGAAACAAGGTTATCATTCATTGCGCCAGTGGCGTATGCTTCGTCGTTAGTAATATACCCATCACCATTTAAATCGGCATTGACCCCACCCGAACCAGAAAACATTTCGCCGCCAAAGTTTTTACCGCCACCATCGATCATATCTACTGCCGCACTTACAACTGTGCCGTCTGGCCGTGTGTAGCCCCACTCATCATCAAGCTGGCTCTCATCATACACACCAGCTTCTATGTTTGGATTTACAATAAGATTGGGAAGTGCATTCGTAAAGCTGGCTGGAAGTTCATTATCATCATTTGATGGATCATTCGCAGATCCTGAAATCACATTACCAGAATACGTTGTATCTCCAGCATCTAGCTTTTCACCAGTCTTTTCATCAACCAAAACACCATTGACATATGCCGCGCCATCAAATGGCGTAAATGCATTTGCCATGTTTTCAAATGCGCTATTTCCGCTGGTTTCTTCAACTGGCTCTGGATCTGGAGGAGGAGCCGCTGCTGACGCTGAAGGCAAAGCGCCAGTTGCTTCTGTTGCTGTTGTGGCTGGTGTGGCAGTTACAGGAGGTGGAGCTGGTCTGTCATTATCATCGCTTGATGATGGCGCTGGTCTGTCATTACTTGGATCATTTGCCGACCCAGAAATAACATTGCCTGTTGAGGTTGTGCCGCCAGCTTCTATGGTTTCGCCAGTTGCGTCATCAACAAGATTACCATTCACATAAGACGCGCCATCGTTTGGCGTAAAGATATTTGCCAGCGTTTCTGTAAAGCTGTTGCTGCTGCTGCTATCGTTAGAAGAACTTCCACTATCAGCTCCAGAGGAGCTAGAACCGCCGCCACCGCCGCAAAACACAGGTTTTTTATTAAATCCCCAACCTAAAAGCGCGTTAAAAGTCTTCATATTCTTGCCCTCACTGTGTAGCCAAAGGTCGCAAGACCCATCTTGGACCAAAGTTTTGCTGTACGTTCAGCAGATACCCCTGCATTAGCGCCTCCAACAATTTCACGCGCATTCACTGTGTGCGCCCAACGAATAAATCTCTTCATCAAACGCGGCCCCATCATAGTGCCACGAAAAGATTTATCGACATATATCAGTTTTTCTCTAGCTTGGCGAGTATCGTTAAAAATCATTGTTGCATACTCTCCAAGAATTAATCCTACAATACGGCCATCAACCACAGAAACGTCTGCTATAGTTTCTGGCTGATTGGCCACAAAACCATGCATGGTTCGCATCATCTTTATTTTGTCATAAGCAAAATCAGGATCATTTCCCCAAACTGTTTCAGAATGCATCCGCTCAATTAAATCGCCTAATTCTGGCAAATCTTCTATCTTAGCTGCGCGGTATGTTGTTCCAGCCATCACGCCCTCATTGGCTGGGGTTGTGGGCGTGGCGGTTGTTGTGGCGCAGGCTGCGCCCTTACATTCATTTGTGGATCTGGCATTGCATCTGCAATTGCTGACAATCCACCCAAATCCCCAGCGCCCATTCGCTTGCGGATCTCTTCGACCTTATTCAAAAGATATTTATTCATGTCCATAGGTGGCTGACCTTGTGGCCCCCCCTGCATGGGAGGAGGCATAGGAGGGCCACTTCTTGGACCCTGCTGCGCTGGTAACCCGCCAAACGCAGCAGGATTTATTGGAGGAAGTCTATACTGTGGGGGGTACATTATTTTTCATGGCCTCCATCTGTATTTTAGCTGCGTTCTTTTCTCTCTCAAGCTGCAACTCTGCCTCCAACTTTGTGATCTTGGCCTGCATATCGGCTTGCGCCTTGGCCATTTCGATCTCCATATCCTGACGTGCTTCCGCTTCTTTGATCTGAATATTTGATTGCGCCTTGGCTTGATCCGCTTCGATCTGCGCTTGCGTTCTGGCTTTCAAAGCCTCTGTTTCTAGCTGCGCCAACTGCTGTGCATACTGCAAAGGATTTCCCTGCTGACCACCTTTTTGACCCATGCCGCGCAACGCTTCGATCTGCTTCATCTGAGGTGATGCCGCCACAACTTGCGCTGCACGTTGGCTGATCAGGCGATCTTGCTCTGGATCTACATTGTCGAACTTGATTTTCAACTCTTTGAAATCTGGCAATGGTGGCAGTGGGATATTGACGCTTGCCTCCATGCGCTGACGGTACAGCAATGCAATATGCTCTGCGATATGCGCGATTAACACAGGCTGCATTTGTTTTGCGCCGGGATTGCCAGCCAGAGATGGATCTTGAAGGAACTGCATATGAACCGCAATGTGCGCTTCATGGTCTTGCTCTGGAAAGGCGCGGATTGGCTTGCCATACATCACGCTCATGTTCTCATCGATTGGGTCCATCTGAACCGCCTCTTCAGGCTTCTTCAGGATCTCATCGATATTCGGAATCCGAATGGCTTCGTACATCCGCTTGTATGCTTCGTACAAATCATGGAGCTGTGGAGCTGATCGCGCCATTTCCAAAACAGCTTGAGCCTGTGCAATGCGCTGGGCTGTCGAGAAAATGTTTGGATCGCTAACTGGCACGATGTCAATGCGATCATCAAAATCAGAGCGATAGATGATTTCCGCTGCACCAGCTTGTGCAAAGCTAAACTCATCAGGCAAATTCTCTGCGTTCAGGTTTGCAAGTAGTTTAAACTCTTGTCCTTGTGCATAATGCAACCGCTTGTGAATTGCGCTAAACGCTTTTGACCCCTGTTCAATTAGGGCAACCGTCGATCCAACTGGAGCGTTTGGATTAACGTCACCAACATTGAGATCAGCCGTACTTGCGAAACGCTGGCCAGCCTCAACAATGTAACCTAGCAAACTGAACAGGGAACTGCTTGGTTCTTTGAATGGCAATGGCATGATTGCCTTGTTTACATCATCAACTGTGCTGTCGAGATCCACAAACTCGCCCGGATTGATCTGCATGTCGCCGCCATTAACGCGGCCACGCAGCTTAAATCCACCTTGCATGTTGGCAAATGCGGCACTGTCGAGCAGAGCGCGAAGAGATCCAGTAGCTGCTTTGCCCAAGCCGCCGATCATGTGGTACAGGCCAAAGCCATAGAAGCCTAAACCGGGTAAGAACTTGTAGCTTACGAACCAGTCACGGCGCTTTTTGGATTCGTCATCTTGCTTCCAGTTGCGTCGAATGCTGACAACGCGCTGGTTATCATAGTCAATTGTGATCACATATGGGATTGCAACAGCGTTTTCGTCTGCCTCATCGCTGTCCATTTCTTGGCCATCGATGCCTTCAAACAGATCATAGACGTGCATTTCGAGCAGCGTCATTACATCGTCTTGACTGCCTTCGCTGTATTCATCAACGCCTTCGATCTCTCCGATCACGTCATCGACTGGATCTACCGTGTCGCCAATGTAGGCGGTTGGCAGATAATAACCGTTCTGAACGTAGCGATTGAAGTCATTCTTTGGCATCCGAATGACGTGCGTGTAGCGCGGTGATGTGTAAAGATCCTTGCTTTCTGGAGCGACCACAAAGTCTTCTGCCTTTACGAACTGGCTGCACTGCCGATCCATGTTGGCATCCCACCAAACCTTTTTGAACGTGTGGCCGATCAATGGAAGGTGAAACAGCATTTGGTCTAGATCAGGGAAATACTCAGGCATTTCCTGCGTGATCTGGTAATTCATAAACTCGCGCACTCTGCGAGCTTGCTCTTCCATTTGCTCATCTGGATTGCCAATGATGATTGACTTAACTGGACCGCCTGATGGGTACAGCTCCGCAATGGCGCGAGCGTTAAACTGGGTTGCTGCCTCTGCGATCATTGGATGCACAACGACAGAAAGACCGCGAGTTGCGCGTTCATCTTCGCTTTCGTCAAGCCCACCGTCTGGATCTAGGGTCTTCAATCCTTGCTTGTAACGCTGCTCCCATTCGGATCTGGCTTCTTTGTCATTATCAAAAAAGCCAATAAGCTCCTGTGCTTTTCGCACCAGCTCGCGTTCATCTATTTGCTCTGCAATGTTTTGGTCGAACTCTGCGCCTTCGAGTTCCTCCATCATGTCCAACTCTGGATCGCCAATAAGAACATCACCATCTGGAAGTGTCTCGACCATAAGATCGTCGGGTGGAGCGCCTTCGGCAAATGGGATAATGTTTTCTGGTTCAGCCATAGAGCGTCATCCTTTTCGTTTCTACAAAATCGTCATCATCTGGGTCTTCACTATGCCCAACAAACCATCCTTTGCGGAGCCGTAACCATGCCTGTGTGCATGTGTCAACGATGTCATCGTTGGGGTGAGCAGGGAAGGCCGCGCATATATCAATTAAATCTTTAGCCCATTTTCGGCTGGAAGGGAAGAAAATCCTTCCATCCTCCAAAAGAGCGGAGCTGGCATGGGCGCGAGCTTCCTTGTCACGGTCTGGACTGTAGGCCAAAACTGGCACTCCAGCCATGCGTAAGTCTTGCAGCAGCGACTGTCCTGACGCCTTTTTTTCTATCAGAACCGCGTCTGGCTCCCATTCTTCGTAGGCGTCTTGCGCCAAGCGCCGAAGGTCAGGATAGCTGACCTTATCCCACCATGCCTCCAGCACAATGGCGCATGTTGCGCCTTTGTAGGTAAACACGCCCCAAGTGGTTCTGGCGCTAAAGCTGGAGCTTTCCTTGGCCTCGAATGCGGTATCGTATGATTGCAGCACATATTCGATGTCAGGCATTTCCTCCTTTTCCCAAGGAACCCACCAGCTTGCCTTCAGGATTCCACCACCTTTTGGCGATGGTCGCTGCTGTAGCTGGCCTGCTGCTGCGTAAGATCCAAGGCTGCGCTCCAGAGTTGTTAGGGTTTTTTCGCCAATTCTTTCTGGCCAAAGCAGCTCGCCTTCGGCTGTTCTGGGGTCTGTGAAGCCCAGAGAAGAGCGCGTAGGCGTTGGGTGGCCGATTTCGTATCGGGCTGGCAAGCATAAATGATCCCACTCTTCGCCCAGCTCATTGGCCAGAATGTGGCCTGTGAGATCCTGTTCATGGACGCGCTGCATGATGATGATGAATGCGCCAGTGCGCGGATCGTTGAGCCGCGTTTGCATTGCCTGATCCCACCATTCGAGAACACCTTCGCGCACTTTGGCGCTGTCGCTGTCCACTACGTTGTGCGGATCATCGATGCAGATGATGTCACCACCGTCACCAGTCAGAGCGCCCCCGACTGACGTGGCTATGCGATATCCTGTCTTATCGTTTTCGAATCTTTGCTTCTGGTTTTGATCGCCAGTCAGCACAAACTGGTCTGCGAAGTGGCGCTTGTACCACGGGCTATCGATCAGGCGGCGACACTTGGTGCTGTCTCTGATGGACAGGGAAGAGGCATAAGAGGCGTACAGAAACTTCTTGTGAGGTTGGTGTGTCCACGTCCATGCTGGCAGCGCAACGGCCACGCTGATGGATTTCATGTGGCGTGGCGGCACGTTTATGATCAGGCGTTTGATGTCGCCTTCGACCACCGCTTGGAGGTGATCGCTGATTGCATCAACGTGCCAATTGTTTTGGAAGTCTACGCCCGGTTCAATCGTCGGCCATGCGCTCTTCGTAAACTCCCTCAATGATCTGCGGTATTTCTCCGCTCTGACTTGCTCCAGAGTTAGATTGCTCAAAAGCGCGTTCAATTGCTGCGAGTTCATTAACACCAATCCTTGTTAGGTCGAGGGTGACTTTGTTTTCTGTTTCTACTTTATGCTCTTGCTTATCGACCCAGCCAGCGCGGTTCTTCAGATAGAAGATGATGGCTGTGTTATCGCGTTCCAGCGTTGCATTTTCGAAGAGTGCGTTGGTTACTTCTTCGATGCCCAGCGCCTCGCCCCTTTTTATGGCTTCCGAAAATTCCGAATTTTCTGCCTGATAAAGCTGGAAGGTAGAGACTGAAACGCCCAATGCTCTGGCGCATTGTTCTTTTGTTAAGCCTTGCGCCATTAGTCTTTCTGCGCGTTGCAGCACTTCTTCATTGATTTCGAACTTGGGTCTTCCGACAGGGTTCTTTGATTTTTTCTTTGCCATATGAATACCTTTCCACTTTTGAATTTAGTTTATAAGTTCAAAAAAAGAAAGACCCGCCGAAGCGGGTCAGTTGTATGAGGTCGAAGCAGGCCACAGGCGTGGATCTGTCGAGCAGTAATTATTGATAGCGTTTTTGGCTGTTTGGGTACAGAGTTTTTTTGCTGACGGTTGGATACCTACGCGGCCAAGGTCGAGGCGATCTGCATCCCAGCATGTTTGCACTGTGATGTCTGCGTCTGTGTATCCATCTGAATGATATGTGAGTGCTTCATCAAGGAGGCGCATTTCTTTATTGGAGAGGTCGAACCATTTTCCTCTAATTGAGTGTGCGTATTTTGCTGCACGATAGCCGTGCTGTGGATCTCTGTTTTCGTTTCTGCGCTGTGTATCGTGCAGGAGTGCGAAGAGATCGACAACTTTTGTGTTGGCATTTTCTGCTTGTGCAATGTGTCTGCCATTTTGGAACACGCGCGCCCAGTGTTGGAAGCCGTGATAACCTTGGTGGTTCATTTGGTATTGGTCATAGCAGAGTTTTACGAATTGTTTATTTACCATGCGAGCATAAACACCAATACGGCTATGACTAGGATTGCGAAGACTATTCCTGTTGCAATTTCTTTCATCCATCCTTCTGGCTTGAAGTCATAGACATCTACATGGCCACGCAGATTGATTGCTATGTACATTCCTTCTTCGGCTGGCATTTCTCCTGTTTGTGTGTGGACCCACAATAAATCTGATCCTTTTCTTTTTGAGGAGTTTTCCTGCACCCAATCTGGGAATGTTGCTTTAAAGCCTGTGAATTTCCAAGATTTAACGATCATTTTTTTGCTCCAAACATTTTTGTCATTAGTTTTTTACCTTTGTCGGTTAGCTTGATTTCTCTGTGGCGTCTGTCTTCTGGCATCATTTTTATTTCTATTACGTCAGCGCCTTCGACATTTCCTCTGCCATGATCTGCGAGGGAGTGCAGCAGTCTGTTTGTTGTTGACTGTTGGAAGCCTA